CCCGCAAGGGACTCGATAAGGTCGAACAGGTCGGTGTAGGTGCGGTTGGTCATTACGCTTTATTGGGCGAAAGCTCTGGCATCTTCTTGTTGAAATAGGACATGAACTCGCGGCTATGCACCGTCTCATGGCCGTACTTCTTCACTAGCCGGAAGTACTCGCGGGCAGGCATAACGCCCACACACTTACCCAAACCGGGAATGGCCTTGTGTCCCTTCATTAGAGAAGCCTGCGCCTTAGCTACATTAACACGCTCCGCCTCCGTAGCCTTCTCAAAATCTAGGCTGCGGATGATTTCTTTACGAAGCTCGTTGTCGATTTCTTCCCGTGTAATTTCGGGTGAAGCTACTTTGATGTGCATAAAAAAGCCACCCCCAGTTAAGAGGGTGGCTTATTCTAACACAAGAAGTCTTTACGAGGTGGGGACTTCCATCTGACGCCAAGCCAGCACCCAGCTACCAGCCGTGAGGCTAGACACCGTGCCATTGAACTCAACCAACAGGTCAACCGCCGCCGCCGTGTTATTGGCGTAGCCGTTCACAACATTGGAGGTCGTGGCCGCGCCCGAGTCGGTGCCAACGAAGGCATCGCCCGTGTTCCAAATGACCTGCGTCATCGCGTCAACGTCGCCGTTGTCGATGAACTCATCCGGATCAGCCGCCGTCACACCAAAGTCGATGGTCAGGTTGGACGCGCCAGCCGGATCAACGATCTGATAGAAAACAGCCGTATCAATGATACCGCCGGGACCGAGCTTGCCAGCCTTGAACTGGTTCGCCGCACCGATGGTGCTAAGGAACCCCGTGCGCTGGAGATCGACGTAATCGAACGCAACCTTGTGCGTGAAGCCCGCCGCTGCTTCGTTAATCGTAAGTTTAGCCATGTGAGTAGACTCCTAGTTAGTGTTTAGCTGAGCGTGGTGATCTTACCATGCGCACCCGGATGCTTGACCAACAGGGTGAGGGCGCAATCAACATAGCCGCGCTCGCCACCGCCGAGATTCGGCAGACGGGTCGAACCGAGCGGAATGAGTTCCGCAACACCGTAGAACTCCGGATTCACGAGGTAACCCGTGTCCTTGTTCGTGGTGTCCGGCGCGCAGTCCGGGTTCATGTTGACGATGGACACGATGCCATGGTCGGACTCATAGAGTTCAACCGACAGCTTGATCGTGGCCTCGCCACCCTCGTAAGCCACACGGCGAACCGAGTAGTCCGAGGCACCCGAGGTACGGGCGAAGTCGCTGATGACGCGGCGGAGGGCCGTGTCAGCAACCAGCGTCAGACCATTCGACGTACCCGTAACGCGGTAGATCGAGGTGATGAGGTTGTTGAACACCGTCTCGTTGAACGTGCCGGAGCCATGGATGGAGCCAGCCGGGGTGCGGTAGGTAGCAGGAACGTCCGACGGACCAGCCGAGTCAATCCAGTCGCCGAGGCCGCGCAGGCCGTAGGGCGTGCCAGCACCATCTTCAACCGTGCGGTCGTTGTTGGAGCACAGGGTCGCCTCGATGTCGCGCTTGATTTCGCGGACAGCCTTGGCCTCCGCCTGAGCGATCTTGGCGGGACCAACGCTATCAACAGCGTTCTGGAGGTCGCTCACCATGAAGTCGCGGCGGAACTTCTGGATGTAGTTACCCAGACGAGCGCGGTTAGCGAACTTGTCCGTGAAGACGGTGACATCGCTACCCTCGGCAACGCCCGTGGTCACGGGAGCCGAGAGGCTGTCAACGGTCCACTCCACGAAGGTAGCGGACGCCTTGGACTTAGCAGCGGAAGAGAGAACCGGAGTCTCCTCGGGGGCGAGGATCGTCAGGACATCGAGAAGGTCTTCGCGATTGGAAACCGCGGAACCCGGATTGGTCGTATCGTAGGTATTTGCAAAAGCCATTGTAGTAGTAGGTTATTTACGTTTAGAGAGTTGTGCTGCACGAAGGGCGATGAAGTCGCTAACGCTACCTGTGTCCGCCAACCGCTTAGACACTTCCTTTACGTTGCGCTCACCCGAAGAAGGCGTCCGATCACCCGCAGCCGCTGTAGCGGAAGGGGAGCCGGGAGGCGTCAACTTGGGAGAGGGCTTGCTGTCCATCGGAATTGTTTTTCGCGCAAACATCGAATTGGCAGCATGGGCCAAGATGTAGGGCAACTGAGGAGCAACATCCGGCAATGCTTCTTCCATGCCCTTGAGGCGCGGATCGTTTAGCATTGCAAAGAACTGGCGTTTGATGTCATTATCTTCCTGAGTGGAAAGCCACTCAAGCTCTTTGACCGCCTGCATCTCAAAAGCAGAACGGAGACCCTTGCGCTGCATACCAGCTTCAATCTCCTTTTTCTGCGCTGGGAGAAACTTGTCGCGTGCCTTGCGGGCATTGCGGAGAGTCTCCTTTACCTGAGCCTTAGTCAGTTCGCGCCCATCCACCGTTGCGGCAATATCTTCAAAGCCGAGGTGTTCAGCGCGATCCAGAATATCTTCTGCCCACTCAACAACATCAGCTACCTCTTGGACTTTCTTCCCAAGATCCTCAATAGAGGAGATGCTGGCGTAGGGATTATTCTCGACCTTCGGCTCAAGGGGCTTGCTGTTCTGCTGTTGGGCCATGTAGGCTTCCAACTGCGCTGCTTTCTCCTCGGCTAGCTTTCGCTTGGCTGTAAGTTCCGCAATGCGCTTGAGCAGGCCAGACTTGCCTTTCTGAGCGAGTTCTTGGATGTCCTCATCGGAAAGCTCCGAGAGTTCAACTTGTGAAGGAACGTCCTTGCTAGTCGGATTCGGTTGAGCCTGAGCTTGGTCGTTGCTCGCCTGCTGCTGCTCTTCCTCCTCCGCTGGCGCGGATTGACTGGTGGTTTCCGGTCGGCTGGCGGGGTTTAACGCCCCATCCGGCTTTCCCTTCAACTCACCAAGACGGCGAACCGCGTATTGGCTCGCTGTCAGATTAGACTTTTCTGAGACCACCGCTTGTTTAGCGTCCCCGGCGATGGACGTAGCTTCATCGGACATTGTTGGTTTTCCGCGTTTTAACGCCTCGCGTTGGCGATAGTGGGAATATACCATGCTTTATGAAAGACCCACTTTTGAGCTAACAGAGAAAATTGCAGGCCATGTCGAATAGGCTTGACACGACCAAAAAATCCCCCTCACACTCCCCCTTTCTTTTAGGGGTTTCTTTTATTTCACGTTTCGTCTGTCGCGGTTTTCAGAGCGACACAGCGAACAACGGCCCCTTTAAGAAAAAGGGGCTACGTCATCCTCTACGAGAAACAATACGATCATATCCACCCATCTGGAGGATATCGTCGCATTGCAGGATTCGACCGCTAATCTGCTGGATGCGGTCGGAGGATACGTCGTGAAGCTGCTGAATCAACGATTCGCGCAAGGCGTAGATTCCATCAAGGAACTCAACGTATGCGTCAATGTGGATGAGGCTATCTAGGTTATCTGGCTTTTGCATTAGTAACTAGGAGTCTGCTGCATGGCCTGCGTATTGGTATCTCCCATTGCAGCGGGAGCCGTACCAATACGGCCAATCTGGGCGTTCTGCTGCTGCGTCATCTGGAACTGATATTGTTGGACGTACTTCTGGAAACGAGCTTGGAACGCCTGATCGCTCTGTAGACGCTGGCTAACATCAGGCTGCTGCGTGTACGACTGGATCACTTGCATCGCGATTTGCGCACCGTTCGGACGCGCACCAACTTCAATGCCTGCGTAGATCTTGGAGAGGTCGTCCGTGACTTGCTTCGTGATTTGGTCCGTCGCCTGCCCAGCAGGGCGGAGAATGGAGTCAGCAACAACCGGATTGATGGCACTCGCGGCCAATTCGAGAAGCATATCCACGTCCATGCGCCCATTCCGGTCCAACTGAAGTAGCGTAGAAAACTGAGTAATTTGCGCTTCGACATTATCGGGATCGGTTTGCATGACATCATAGTTAATAATAATGTCAAAGTTTTCATTCGGGTCGCCCTTGCTATAACGCTGAGGATCAGAGACACCCGTAACGCGGAAAAACACTTGATCGGGGCCAAACCGCTGGAAACACTTGTAGGCTAGGCGCAGCACGTCGCGGACGTGCGTGAGGAACTTGTCTACAAAGTACTGCTGCTGAATCTGCGACAGCGGGTTGTTAATATCGAGGCCAATAATCTTGTCGGCCTGAGCAAGCTGGGTCTGCTCCATTTCCATCGAGCCGGGGTTGTATTGCGGCACCGGACCAAACTGGAACTCGCCAGCGCGGCGATAGGGAACATAACGACCCGGACCCCAATCGGACGGGGCGTTGCCCACAGGGTGCATGATGGGCGGCATCGTAGCCAGACTGTTGCGGTCGATGCGACTATCGCGCTCAGTCTTCACCTGCCATTGAATGCCCTTCAGCATTTCTGGCACCGACTGAATATCGTAGAGACGCTTGTTGTCTTCGGACAGCTTGGTAACGACAAACGGATAGTCTTCGTACCCATTCATCAGTTCAAACTTTGCATAGTCAGGAACTTCCTGCTTGCCATACACTTCACGATGGAACACCGTGCAGTAGATCCCCTCCGAGTTGTCCTCTTCGTCAATCAGTCGCTGATAGCCATAGATGACCTCATACAACTCCGACGCATCGTACGTCACGGTGGTGTAAGTGAACTGGTTGCGCCGTTCAAGTCGGAGGGGATCTCCCGCTTCTTTGCAGTTTTCGATAACGTACTCCACCCAGTCCTTATCCCAGCCGTTGCTGCTAATCTTGTTACGCAGTTCCTGCGCAGTCATTAGCACACGCCAAAAGCAATAAGGAGCGCGTTGAGGATCGGTGGCATAGGCCGGGAAAAGAACGTCGCCATCCGGCGCAACTGCTTGCACCCAAGGACGATCAACGCTACGCCTAACCACCGGAAATTCAGCCGTACCAGTTTTGCGTAGGTCATTAAGGATACGCTTAGCTTTCTTTTCGGGGATTCCATTAAACTGAGCTTGGAGCATCGCAATCATCTGCGCATCGTTCTGCTTCTCCAGAATCATCTTCACCACGTCGGGGCTGATAGCCATCAACTGGTCAAGCGATAGGGTTTGCTTGAACGTGCGGTCTTCCCGCTGCCAGCCAACGTAAGTCACCATCAGTCCGCGCTCCAGCAGGTAGTTGGCACCAAGTTCCATCTGCCGCTTAAAGCCGGGGATGTAGGAAGCCACCATCCACTTGAGGAACGCACTCACCGTGCGAGCGCGACCAATATCGCCAGCCTCTACAGGATAGGCACGGATGTTGGCTCGCGTAAGAGCGGCCATGAAGATAGCAACGTAGCGATTGACGCGCTCATTGATGACGTGTGCCTCGTTGTCAGCAGCACCATCCCACGGAAACGCATCAGGCCCATGCTTACGAAGATCGTCCGATTTGCCCGGCCAGATGTTGCGGCGATAGTCATAGCTGTCGCGGCATTGGTCAAAGTAGAACTCCAAATCGTTCGCCGTGCGGTCGAACGCATCGACAAGTGCTTTGACGTTCGGGGTATTCTGAACGTAGGTCAGGGCTTCGGCGTTATCTTCGTTAATCATTTCAGAATGGATCTAAGGTGAGTTACAATCCGCTTAGCCGCATTACGGTCTAGTCCGGTTTTGTCGGAGAGGGCAGTTGGTTCGATTGGTTGATACTGGGCGTGTAGGGTTCGATGCAATATCTCAAACCCAAGCAGACGATCCACTTGTTCACTTAGCCACTCTTTGTTTGATGTTGGGTCATCCTCGGAGTTCTGCATGACGGTAAGTAGTTGATCCGCTTGCGTCTGTGATTGCATCAATGACGATGCGCTTGCCAATAAGTTTACCACGGTATTTCCGCCCGATCTTCACCGGGATCTTCCCGTCCTTATGCTCTAGCTTTACCATCACCCAATCGGGGTTACGCGCCGGATGCAACACCACACCGTTCAGCTTGTTAGGCACAGCCAGCGGCACTTCTAGCGCAAGCTCTACCTCGGCCACACCCTCGGGGGTAAAGTAGGTGTTCTTGCCATAGCCCGTGTAGTGCTGGCCCTTGGTCAGCTTCGTGTTCTTAATAGCCAACAAATCGTTGACGGTCTTGCCCAGCTTGTCGGCCAAAGCAATGATGGGGGTATTGATAGGTTCCATTAGTATCCTCCTGTAGTTCTTCGAGACTTGTTAAATGCTTTGTCGTCAACGTAACGGATGCCATCAATTGCCGCATACCGCAGCACGTCGATAGGATCTTTGTGCGCCTCATCCGGTCCACCATCCGCCGTGTACTCCTGTAGCGCGGCAATAATGTTTTGGCATCGATCAGAAATGTAGAAGTGTGGGCGGTTGACGCTATCCATGGGCACCCTGCGATTGTAGGCCATCTTGGTCTGCAACGCCTGTAGCCCGTCCTCAATGTCCAAGCCGGGAGCCGGGACAAAGGTAAGCCCAGCATCAGCCAAATCCTCTATGATGGACGAAGCCCCATTCTGCGTCTGGTACTTCGCGGCACCCAAGCGTGGGTCAATCAACCGCTCAAAGATAGTCTCGCCTTCCTCCAAGTTACCAATTAACTCCACATAATCACGAATGCCGTATCCTAGTCCTTTGGAGCCTTCGCCGCCGATCCACTTGCCGCCATGCCATTTAGCCCAATCTCCCACGTTTACATCGGGCCATTCTCTATAGACCCAAAACGTACCGGCCTCATCAACGCCGATCCAAGCCATGAACCAGTTCTTTCGTCCTGCCGGATCGAGGATCATGTAGCGCGTGAGTCCCTTAGTGGGGATGGACTCATGCTTAACGACGTTCACCTCTACCGAGAAGTTGGGGAACTGCGTACTCTTGCTCTTCGTCGGAACGCCGTAGGCACGGCATAAAATCTCGTCCTCAGGACGATTCTTTAGATCCTCGGCAATACGCTCGTACCCGCCAAAGGGATTGTCGCGGGAATGGAAGTAGATGATGCCCGCATTCCGGTTCTTGCTTTCCTGTAGGAACGGAACTTTCCGATTGTTAAGTAGCTCAGCGTTCTTCCACGCCAGCGTCTTGGCACCCTCCAGATAGTCGCGGACCACTTCCGTGTACCCATCAATAGGGGTGAACGTTACAATCATCTTGGCGTTGCGCGTAGCCAGACGGAACCTCAGCGTAGCCAAAAGCTCAGGGCCAATTAGGTACTCGTCGCACCATGTACCAATGTTAATCCACTTGGCCTCCCGGCTACCCAACTCCGCACCTTCAAGGATGGTGTCGTTATTTAAGAACTGGGAGTAGGTCTTGAAGATAATGTGGCTCTTGCTCCCCGGCAGGATGAGGCTCGACTTGCTAAAGCCATTCTTTCGCGTGTAGGAGACATTCTCCTCAGTACCAAGAGTTTTGCGCTTAAGCTCCTCGGGAAGCGCATCGTAGATCGCGGACTGCTGCTGTCTGATGGAAACGTCAGCATTTTGGGCGAAGCACATTATAACGGACCCCTCGTTCTCAATCGCTGCCTTCACCACCGCATGAGCAGCCCAACTCGTTTTAGACGAACGATTTCCGCCGCTAACAAGAATCTCATTCTTCTTAGCCAGTAGATCCTCCGCCTCCATCCAATTGGCTAGCTTAAAGCCATACCGATAGGGATCACGCTCAGCGTTCTCAATGGCCTCATGGTAGACACCCCACAGGTGAACCAACTGCTTGGGGTCCATCCGCGCCATCTCCTCAATCGTAGGAGGCGTCAGTATTGGGTGCTGCTTCCAGACTAACGACATACGGCTCTATGTTTTCCGCTAACCATAAGCAAGCCACGGAAAAGACCAATGCTCAAAGTCCAGTTCCAGTAGAGACTAACATGGCGCTTTCCGGTAGAAACATTTGTCCATGAAGATTTTACATACATCTTCCCAAACATAATTCCAACTGAACTAGTAGGGTTTTTCTGGTATGTAATCTTCATAAAGCGCAGGAAGGTAAACCACCTTAACCCTGATTTCGGGACTCCACCACGCTATTGTCCCCTCCTTCGTCATCGTCGCCGTCCACTTCAACGACGGACTCCACTCGCTGAACAGGGGTCGTGAGTATTGCAATGGTGTCATTCCGTAAAGCTGCCCTAGCCTCCTCAATAGCCTTCATGGCGTCAGCAAGCGACGGCTTCCCCGTCCTATGCTCCACCACCACCTTCTGCTCCCCAAGAGCCTGCAAGCCCTTGTCCACACTAATGCCATAGCTTAGCGTCAAGTCTTTAAGCGGCGTCTTCATCAACGCCTCATCATCCTCCATCAACATCTCCGTCTTCTTCGCCACCAACGCCC